TTCTTGGTTATACCGTTCGTACATCTGCATATGCACCTACAGACGCTATCGCTTTTGGTGATTACAGATACTACAACATCGGTGACCGCGGTTCTCGTTCTTTCAAGCAGTTAAACGAGCTTTTTGCCGGTAACGGTATGATTGGCTTCGTTGCTAAGGAACGTGTCGACGGTAAGCTTGTACTTCCTGAGGCAGTCAAGATTCTTGGTCTTAAGGCAGAAACTGCTACAAAGGGGTAAGCAGTAATAAGGGTGGGGTAACGAATCGTTACTCCGCCCGTTTAAGTGAGGTGGAAAGATGATTATTTCATTAGATGAAATGAAGAGCTATCTTCGTGTGGATCATGACGATGATGATGCACTGCTTGAGAGCCTAATTGAATCATCCACACAGCTATGTATGGACGTAGCCCGTATTTCTACGGAAGCAAAGTTCAAGAAGGAAGCTTGTGCGAAGGTTGCTGTGATGTACGCAGTTGCTTATCAGTATGAGCACAGGGAGGACGCAGATCATACGGCTCTCACACTTTCCATCCGATCACTACTGTTTGGTATTAGACAGGAGGGATTTTGATGGATGTGGCGCTTTTGAATGAAAAGATAATATTCCAGAAAAATTCCGTGGAAGTAGATACTATCGGGAATCATAAAAATGGCTGGAGTGATTATTATACGTGTCATACAACGGTCGGTGGTGAGAGTGGTATGGAAAAGCAAGCAGCAGGAACAACAGTGGAGGATTTCGATTTGACATTCACCATTCGTTATTGCAAGAAAGCAGCTGCTATGGATACCACAGGATACCGCGTGATATTTCATGGTGGCATCTACAATATTACTTCCATTGATCACATGAACTATAAGAAGAAAGCTCTGAAATTTCGATGCCAGAAAGTGAGGAGATAGGATGGCCAATGTGAAAATTGACAACCTGGCTTCTGAAATCATGAAGGGCCTTACGGAATATAAGGATCTAGCAACTGCTGATATGAAAACAGCTGTAAGAAAAGCTGGTCGTACAGCAAAACAGGACATCCAAGCGAATGCTCCAAAGAAAACAGGTGCCTACTCAAAGAGCTGGACTGTTAAGACCACAAAAGAGACCTCTGAATCTTTGGAACTTACAGTATGTTCTCCAAAGAAATATCAGCTGGCACATCTTCTGGAAAAGGGACATGCCAAGCGTGGCGGTGGTAGGACTAAGGCACAGCCTCATATCGCACCTGCAGAAGAAAATGCAGTCAAACAGCTAGAGTCAAATATCAAAAGAGTGTTGGGAGGTATGTGATGGAAGAACTAGCCCAAATGATAGAAGAGATGGGGATTCCTTTCGCATATGATCACTTTGCAGAAGGAGAAAGCCCTGATCCCCCATTTATTTGTTACCTGCTTCCAGGTGCAGATAATTTTGCTGCAGATGGGAAAACATATTACAAAATAAACCAGGCCAGGATCGAACTATATACGGATGTGAAAAGTCCGGAAACAGAACAGATTGTAACAGCCGTGCTTGATTGCCACGGCATTTTTTATGCTCAAAGTGAAGTATGGATTCCAGAAGAAAAGTTATATGAGGTCACTTATGAGTTTGAGATACCAGTTTAAGGAGGTAGATAGTAATGGCAAATAAAAAGAATAAGGTAAAGTACAACCTTAAAAATGTACATTATGCATTGCTTACCATTGCCGAGGACGGAACAGTATCCTACGGAACCCCGGTTCCTATTCCTGGAGCCGTATCCATTGGACTTGATGCAAATGGTGAGCCAAGTAACTTTTATGCAGATGGGTATGCATACTATACCATTTCAAACAACATGGGTTACGAAGGTGACCTTGAGATTGCAATGGTGCCTGAGTCCTTCCGAGTGGATGTACTTAAGGAGTCACTCGATGCGAATAAAGTCCTTGTAGAGAATGCAAATGTTGAAACTGCAAACTTTGCTCTTATGTTTGAGTTTGATGGTGATGTGAAGAAGATTCGTCATTGTCTCTATAAGTGTGCAGCTTCTCGTCCAAGCATTGAATCTCAGACAAATGAAGATGAAATCGAAGTACAGACAGAAACACTGTCTCTTAAGGCTACTCCGCTTGAAAATGGCGTTGTAAAGTCTAAGACCGGTGATGATACCACTGATGCAACATATCAGAATTGGTACAAAGCCGTTTATATGCCTGCAACAGAACCAGAGACAAAAGCTGCAGCATCAACTTCGAATTCCGGAAAGTAAGGGGTAGACGATTATGGGAATGACAAAGAAGATCGAGATTGATGGTAAAGAGGTGCTTTTTAAGGCCTCTGCCGCAATCCCTAGAATTTATAGAATCAAATTCCAAAGAGACATCTATAAGGACTTGTCAGCTTTGGAAAAAGCAATCGGGAAAAATGTGGAGGACGCATCTACGCTTGATACATTTTCACTTGAGATGTTTGAGAACATCGCTTATGTGATGGCAAAGCATGCAGATGCTAATATCCCAGATACACCAGAAGAATGGTTGGATGGATTTAATACGTTCTCAATCTATCAGGTTCTTCCACAGCTCATTGAACTTTGGGGGCTAAACGTTCAGACGGATGTAAGTGCTAAAAAAAACTTCGTCCAACAGATCGCCCGATGACAACACCTTTATTTTTGCTTCGTTGCGTACAGCTGGGGATTAGTATCCGAGACCTGGATTTGCTTACCATTGGCCTCGTGAATGATATGTATGCTGAAAACAGCAACGATGATTATAAAGGATATAAGGAAGTGGCGACTCAGGAGGACTTCGACAAATTTTAATCAACTGGTAGAATTTGGAGTATGGAGTATGAACAATTTGTAAAATGCTGATTTTGTATTGCTTTTGTCAGGACAAATGGATATAATATAGTTAGAAAAAACTCGAAAGGAGTGTTTACTATGGCAACAAAATCAGCAAATTTATACGCACGCATAGAGCCTGATGTAAAAGAACAGGCAGAAGGAATCTTAGCAGCATTAGGAATTCCTGCATCTAATGCAATAAATATGTTTTACAAACAAATTATTCTTCAAAGAGGACTTCCTTTTGAAGTGAAAATGCCATCCGCTCGTCCTGTAGACGTTAGTGCATTATCAGAAGCACAGATGAATGCAGAACTAGAGAAAGGATATGCGGATATGCAGGCTGGTCGTACTAGATCAGCAAAATCTGTTTTTTCTGATATCCGCAAGGATTACAGTTTATGATTTATGATATCGAGATTTCAGATCAGGCCGAGATAGACCTTCGTGGAATCTTCGAATACATTGCTTTTGAACTGCAGGCACCAGAAAATGCAAGTGGTCAGCTTGATAGGCTTGAAGCATGTATTATGGATCTTGATCATATGCCGAAGAGATATCGACAATATGAATTGGAACCATGGAAAAGTCGAGGGCTACGCGTAGCGCCAGTAGACAATTATCTTGTTCTATATATTCCGGATGATGATACACAAGTGGTTACGATTATCCGTGTTATGTACGGTGGACGAGATGTGGATACGCAATTAAACAGATTTACAAAAACAAAATAATTTGAAAGCATCAATCAGAAATGGTTGGTGCTTTTTTCATGCCTGGAGAAATCTGGGCTTTTTTATGCGGAAGGAGGTATCGACCGTGGCTAACAGAATCATGGGTATTACTGTCGAGATTGGCGGAGATACCACCAAATTACAGACTGCCCTAAAGGGAGTCAATGGACAAATTAAAAGTACGCAGCAACAGTTAAAGGATGTAGATAAGTTATTAAAGCTTGATCCTGGAAACACAGAGCTGCTTGCACAAAAACAAAAATTGCTTGCAGAGGCAGTTGGTGAAATCAAGGAGAAGTTAGCCACTCTGAAAACTGCCGCTGAACAAGCAAATACAGCTCTGGCAAATGGTGATATTTCTCAGGAACAGTATGATGCACTTCAAAGAGAAATCATTGAGACGGAGCAGGATTTAAAGAAATTAGAAACACAGGCAAATCAGTCAGCTACAGCCATGCAGAAGATTGCAGCTACTGGTGAGAAGCTTAAGACTACAGGAGATAATATTTCGAGTGCCGGTCAGAAGTTCCTACCGGTGACTGCAGCAGTTACTGGTATGGGAGCAGCATCTCTTAAGACTGCAGCAGACTTCGAAAGTTCTATGTCTCAGGTTCAGGCGACGATGGGTATCACGAAAGTGGTCCTATGTCAAGAAAAAGTACAAATTAAATGTAACCAATTTTCTCTGTTCTGAGCGAAGTTTAACTTGCTATTTTTACTGCATTCTCCTCGATGTTTTCAAGATATTGTTCCTCATATTC